AATGGTGATACTGAGGTACGCAGACTTGATGACTACAACTACAATGACATTGACTACATTAAAATGGACTGCGAAGGATTTGAGTATCGCATAATACAAGGTGCCAAAGAAACCATTCAGAGATGTCGCCCTGTTGTGGTAGTAGAGCAAAAACCTCATGACGCCTATAGCAATCAATACGGGCAACATGCTGCTATTGGCTTGCTGCGAGAATGGGGAATGGTACGGCTGGACCAAGTCAAGGATGATTGGATCATGGGATGGTAAATGCTGAAAATTATAAGATTGTATTTTTTAGTGGTAGATTTAAGAACAAACGTGCCAGTCATAGACTCCGCGGCGAGCTCATGGCCAACACATTGGCCAGCATGGGCTACAATGCTACCTGTGGGCGCAGTCTTGAGGGAGTTGATGCCAACACCACTGTGGTATTCTTAAAAAATTCTCAGCCCACAGATATACTTGAAGCCAAGCGGCTTGGAGCACATACCATTTATGATCTTTGCGACAACAAGTTTGACGAAAAAGAAGAATATGCACCTTGCTGTGCTGCAGCCGATGCCATAACAGTCAACAGTGAACAAATGGGCATCAGTGTTAAAGAAACCACCGGACGTGACAGTACAGTGATTCCAGATCCAGCAGAACGTCCAGTATTAGAACCAGGCTTTGCTCCGGGTAACGATGTAAAACTGTTGTGGTTTGGCAGCAGTGCCAGTTTAAAGTTTGTGCCCTGGGTAGAACTTTGGCAGCAACTTGAATCACAAATTAAAAATTATCAGTTCACAATAATCACTGCCAAGGCTGATCGAATAAAAAACAAGATGATAGAGCGCCAGCGGCGTGGTGTATTCTCGGGCGTTAACTTTGATCGATTACATTTTGTAGAATGGGACTGGGAGTTGCAAGGGCAACTTCTATCTGCCACAGACATAGTGTTTATTCCGGTGGTACATACAAATTACAGAACTGATACCAAAAGCGCCAATCGTCTTATTGATGGGTTGATGAGTGGTAAATTTGTAGTGACAACACCGCTGTCCAGTTATGTAGAATTTGAAGCGTGGACCTGGCAACAGCAAGATCTAATGTTTGGGATACGCTGGGCAAGAGAGCATCCTGGCAAGACTTTGCAAAAGATTCAAGCCGGTCAACAACACACTATAGAAAATTATAGTCCTGTAGCAATAGCACAACGATGGTTAGGAGTTATGCGTGGGTAGTCCAAATGATTTACATTATATCAAAGCAGTTTGTCCCGAAGTCTCAGGTGCCATATTAGAGATTGGGGCTAGAGAAAACGCCACAGGATTTCGCAGTTACTTTGCTGCCAATGCCGAGGAATATGTTGGCACAGATCTGGTGCCAGGTAACGATGTTGATGTAGTTTGCGATTTAACTGCACCAGAAAATCCATTGCCCAAAAATCATTTTGATCTTGTGATTTGTTGCAGTGTAATGGAACATGTACCAAATCCTTGGGTTATGGCAGAAAAACTTGCCGAAGTAGTCAAGCCTGGTGGCAAACTCTATATCTGTGTACCGTGGGCATGGCGGTATCATGCCTATCCCGATGACTATTATCGTTTTAGTTTTAGGGCTATTGAATATCTGTTTCCTAACTTTGAATGGGATCGCTATGCATACTCAACTGAGAATGACGGAGATATTCGTTGGATAAACAAAAACGAAGTTGGTAGGGACAACAAGTGGTTATATATTGAACGCGATGATCAAGGCCAGGTGATTAAAAAGTATGTGCCTTATTTGTTGATTAATTTAATAGGAACTAAGAAAAATGTTAGCTGAAGTAGTAGCAACTGCTAAATCCGCCGGACAGCCGGTGCGCTTGCATCTTGGTTGTGGCACTGTAAAACTCGCAGGGTGGATCAATGTAGATGGTGAGTACATGCGCAATGATCCAGATGTTGTGATCCAAGATATCACCCAGACATTTGCATTGGCTGATAATACTGTAGATGAAATCCTCATGGTACATGTAGTGGAGCATCTCAGTCGGCAGTATGTGATGCCTATGTTTCGTGAGTTTTATAGAATATGTCGTCCAGGTGGATCAGTTGCCATGGAATGGCCGGACCTGCTAAAAATGTGTCAGGAAGTAGTAAAGCATCCTGACTGCTTTTGGACCACTGACAAGCGCCTGACCAAACGTACGGTATCTGGTATATACGGTGACTCGGCACGATACCCTGACCCCACAATGCTACACAAGTGGGGATACAGTGCCGAATCAATGTGTCGTATGCTGCAAGAAGCAGGTTTTGCTCGCACAGAGATACAGCCCAACCAATATGGTAAAAGCAGTATTGACTCAAGAGTGGTGGCAACAAAATAATGGCAGCACGTATTGTACAACAATTTCAAGGCTACAGTGGCAGCAAGATTTTCTTGATGACCAAACATGGCCGTTTGTTTGTGCGCAAACAAGGTAATATCGCCAGGAACCTTGAAAGATATACAGTGTTATCAAAACAGATTCCTGCAGTGCCAATGCCGGAAATATACCATGTGTTTGATGATACTATAGACATGGAATACATTGATGGCGTTGACATGCGTACATATTTGCTTGACAACGATCCTGAACCGTTGTTGAATTTTTTAAAATTAGTTCTAACAAAATTCACTATGTGTACTGAAACCGTTAACTATCAACCCACAGCAGATGACTTCTTGGATATGATTGATCTTGATGCAATGCCATTCACTGCTGACGAAATCGTAAAAGCCATGCCCGCTAAACTGCCCAAGAGTCCTTATCACGGTGACTTAACACTTGAAAACATATTGTGGCACCCCACCAAAGGCTTTTATCTTATTGATGCGCAGAGTGGTATCTGGGATAGTTATATCTTTGATATTTCAAAACTCAGACAAGACCTTGAGTGTAGTTGGTTTTTGCGAAACAATCCAGCAGAGCTTGATCAAAAATTACAATACCTACAGCAAGGCTTGCTGACTCAATGGCCTGATGCTGACAATCGCGCCTTGCTGACTTTGATGCTATTACGTGTTTATCGTTATTGTGATTCGGATAGTCTAGACCAAAAATTTATTACAGAGGCAATTGAAAAATTATGGAAATAATAGTACCAGCTGCTGGGTTAAGCACTCGCTTTCCGGGTATGAGGCCAAAATATACTCTAACTGATCACAGTGGATCCATGATGATCGAACGTGCTATTGAACAGTATGTGGGCAAACATCGCGTCACTATTGGTGTGCTCAAGGAGCATGTAGAGTCATATCCAGTAATTGGGTATCTCAAAGAAAAATACGGTGACCACATCAATCCTGTGGTACTGTCAGAAAGAACCACAGGTCCAGCACACACTGTGCGTGAGATTATCGCAAAGGCCAACATTGATCCCGGGCAAGAAATCCTGATCAAAGATTGCGATAGTTTTTTTAAGCATGACACACCATCAGGCAACTATGTCTGTGTCAGCAACATCGCCAGCCATGAAGTGTTAAAAAGGTTAGCCAGCAAAAGTTTTGTACGTGTCAATGAGCATAATGTCATTGCCAAGATTGCAGAAAAGCAAATTATCAGTGAGCTGTTTTGTGTGGGCGGATACAAGTTTGCCAACGCCGCAATATTTGCTGTAGCATATGATGAACTGAGCCACTCTGGCAGTGAAGTATTTGTCAGCCATGTCATACAACATTGTTTAGAACAAGGACATGTATTTGTTGCACAAAAAGTTGATCAGTATGTTGACGTTGGCACTGCCGAAGAATGGCATGCTTACAATGATCTAGCTGTGATCTTCTGTGACATTGACGGTACTGTAGTGCATGCACAGTCTAGAGAACAGTTTGGTGAAACGCCCACTCCGCTAGTCAAGAATATTAAATTAATTCAAGACATGGTTGCTCAAGGATCGCAACTGGTGTTTACCACTGCTAGGCCCACCAAGCGTCACAGTGAAATACATGCCATGCTTGAAGGATTGGGGTTTGAAGATTTTACCTTGCTTACTGGATTAAAAAATGTCAAGCGTATATTAATCAATGACTACAATGCAGCCAATCCTTATCCAAGAGCCATAGCCGTCAACATACCACGAGACAGCGATACCATAGGAGACTTCTTGTGATAGCAGTGTTTTATACTGGTGATATCAGGCACAATCAAGACATCGCTGCGGCCAATCACAAACTATTAATTGATCGTCTAAATGAATTAGCACCTGTCAACGTATATAGATTTACCAGAGATGACCCTGACCGTGGTGAATGTCCTTATGATCCTTCACTGGACATTGATGATCCAGATGTTGTTTATCGTCGAGGACAAGGCGGTGCGGTTCAAGTCTGGGATTTTATGCGCGGTGTACAACGCACACAAGAACCCATTGTAGTTAGATTGAGAACTGATCTATGGTTTACTGCTTCTAGTGTAGAGGTGGTTGTCACGGAAGTTCAAGCCTTGATAAACAATGATTACGGCATTGCATACTTTGGTAGTGATTGGGTCAACGATACTATTGGTGCAGAAAATTTAAAATTAGCGGTCAACATCAATTACGATCCGCATGTACAAGATTTTGTTGTGGCGGCTCGCAGAGATAGTTTAAAGAGTTTTGAAGATGTAGTGACAAAAATGGACGAAGTCGTACCCAACAAACGCCGCAGTGGTAATAAAACTTTTAGATACATTGTGCCTGATAAACAAGTTGGCAAAAATGGACGGGAGCAAACAGTCAAGACTTATAGAATACTGTGCCAAGTCTATCTGATACGACAAGATTACAGTGAGTATCCTGACGATACATTGGTATGTTGCGATTACATACAGAGTTACATTGTTGATGACAAAGCCAAACTAGGCAAGAAAAACATGATATCGCCGCACCCCATGCAGGATGCTGTGAACTGGTGGCGACAGCAGCAGGGCTGGGAACCTAAAGATATTAAAATTAAACAATGGTGGGATTGGCAAAAATTATGATAGGTATATTTTACATAGGCGAACCTAGGTTTGCAGATATTGGTCGTGCAAACCATGAAAAATTATGGAGCAGATTGAGAGAAAATTGGCCCATACAAATCTATGACTATACATGGAATCAGGCCTGGCCAAGAAATTGCCCCAGTGATTTGGCAGGAGTCGTCCAGGTTTGGGATTTTTACAAAGCATTGTCCTTGATGTCCGAGAAATACATAATCAAATTGCGCACTGACGTTTGGTTAAGCGATGCAGCAGTTGATGTTATTTTCAAAGAAATTTCAATGATTGTCAATGATGAAAATGATCTCTCATACATTGGCATGGAGTTAGTTACAGACTTTGGGACAACCTATAATCGTATTCCAGCTCAAGGATTCCCCAAAGTACAAGACTTTGTTATATGTGCCAACCGAGAAAAAATACCCCCAACAGACGAATCACTGTGGGCGGGTCAAAATATCAAAAAACTCAAAAGTGGAAATAGAACGTTTAGATTATTGATGTTACCTGAAACTCGTGCTTATACAGTACGAACTCACATGCCGCTGATAAGAAACAATTATCAACATCCCGATGAGTGGCAAATTACCTACGACTTTGTATCCCAGTATCACAAAAACGATGCAGCAGTGGCCTGGTGGACTTTGAAGAACCCAAAAAATGCCCAGCGAATATTATAATACCAGTGTTGAACAAGGTAAGAACTACCATCTTCGAGGAAAAGGGTGGGGCGGTAATGACAGCAAAAAATATCACTTGCACATTGCTGATTTAGTCTCCAAATACCAAGCATACACTATGCTTGACTATGGCTGCGGACGCGGTGAGCAGTATACTACCCCGGTGCCTTGGCCAACACCTGAATTCAATGTGTTTACTGCAGAGATGACATTGGATCAACGTATTGGCATTGAATCTTATTTCATGTACGATCCTTGTGTGCCCGGAATTGATCAGCTGCCTGTGGCAGGTTCAAAATTTGACTGTGTGATTTGCACACAGGTGGTGGGCAGTATTCCTGATGATGATATGCCTTGGGTAGCAGAGTTACTGATGAGCTATGCAACTAAATTTTGTTTTATTGGCCTACTGGATCCTGCAACACCAGTCAAAAGCAAAAAACAAGGGTTGTACGACAAACAATTCTTCTCAGTTCAACGCACACAACAATGGTATTGGGATCAGTTCAAAGACTGGCATGGATCGGACTTGTATATCTATTTCAAAGGGCCCGAACCTTACCAAGAAGATTGGCACGTGGACAAAGCCTATCGGTCTGACTGTTGAAGTCAAGATTATAATTTTAATTCCTCAATAACCCAGTTTGATATCCATTTGGCCCCATTGGTACCAAAGTGAAATCCTTTGTCTATGATTAGATCTAAAAATTTTTCAGTACCTAATAGTTTTTCCACACACGGTATATTTTCTAATCCTGGCACTTCTCTATACAGTTTTCTGTGAAAGAATACTAGATCAGATAAAGATTTTGCTCTGTGAGAAAATGCTCTATACTCGGGATCAAAATGATTTTGATCTTCATGCATGACTATAAGATTTTTTAGTAATTGATATTTTTCTGCCGTCAAAGGATTAGAGAAGTTTTCCTTGGTTTGTCTTTTTCCCACAACACCATTAAATGGCCAAATGCCTTTGATACTCATGGGCAACACCCAATAGTTCTTTGAAATTTGCAATAGATCTTGTTTGAGATTCAATTGGAACCCTGGATCATAGAACGTCATCCTTGTTGGCTCAGTAAGTTGTGTTACAATTAAATCTGATTTTAATTCTTCAGACACTTGTTCAATCATGTTCAATGAAAATAACACGCTAGTCGCCTGTTTTCCAAAATTATACACGGTTAAATCTGGTCGTGCCAATGACAGTTGGTAAGGCCAAGATTCTCTAGGTTCAGTATCAGCAAAAACGCCACCTGTGAAACTACAACCAAAACAAGATATAACTTTTGACATTATTGAATAAACGGCAGGAACTTTTGATAAACTAGGCCTTGACGACTTTCTTCGTCACTCCAGTGGCACGCTGCTAAATCATGAATCCACTGCTCTCTTGAGAAGAATTCTGGATCTCTAATACGAGCAACATCGTGTAGAGAAACGTCCCAGCACACCGAACTACGATCATCGACCACCAACGGTACTCCGGCTAAGATTGGAGCCACTCCTGAACTAGAGTTAAACACACAGGCCGCTTGTGCATCTGACAGATCATCGTAGAGTGATCTTTGTTTACTGGGACTGAGCATGACATTAAATTGTGCCAATTGCGATAGATCAATATGCTTGCCAGGATGCGGCCGTACCATTATGGGTAAATCTGTCACTGCCCTAACTTCGTGAATTTTATTTTGAACCCATTCAATAGGATTCATTCCCTTCATTGACCACCCACCATCTCGTTGCATCAATAGTAATACGTAACTGCCACGATCGCGCCAGGGTTGCATTTGTAAATTTAAGTCTTGGCTGATGATATTCCAACGCGAATCGTCGCTGTTTTTGTTGGCGTACTCCGCAGTATCGTAGAACACACCATTGAGGCTATATCTTAGATATTTTCCATTGGGGTCATGAAATTTAAACGTACTGGCATCAATGGCCATGACATGATTGTTGTGACGTTTTTGTTCTTTGACCACTGCTTGTCGTAAGCGTATATTAGGACCGTCTTGTAATGGACTGGGCCAACCTAATATTACAGCCAGGCGTGCAGGTTTTACATTATAACTGGTTTCAACATGCACTCGGGCACCCTGTGACCGTGCACCATCAGCAAAAGCCTGTAGAACATCAATTTTTCTACTGGCGGTTTGCTTTTGTAAACTGCTGAAATAAACTACTACGTCATGCATCTTCGTTTAATATGCGCCAGGCAGTACCATCACGCATTTCCAGTTCTGTAAATTGGCAGTAGGCCAAATGCGCAGCCCACTCTTCAACTTCGTCTAATGTGGGAATATGAGGGGTTTCAATATCTTTGAGATCACGAGATGTAATTGGATTAGCAGCACTTGGTCCCAGGGTAATTGCTGGCTTGCCCATCATGATTGCTTCCACTGCCGCAATACTTGAAAAGGTAACCAAGCAATGAATGTTGCGTTCTAGAGCCATTTCCATGGTATCCGAACTCTGACGCACCGAACGACTTTGCTTGTTGCGTACTATGATTTCACGATCACTCCATAATCTAATAGTGGCTATGGTTTCTTCCAACCACTTGTCTAGATCAATACCATAGCACATCAATAGTTTTTGGCTGGGTGGTGCCAATAAAATATTTGCACCAGGTCTAAATTTTCTTGAGGCAAACCCTGTGGCTGACAAGCGATCTCGTGAGCGATGTTTGATTTCACCAAGATATTGCATGTCGTTTTTTGTGATGCGGTGATAAGTTTTCTTACGTCCGTTACCAAAGTATCCGGTATCAATGTAATAAAAATCTCTCCCGGCAGCGCGACAAGCATCCATGTGTTTGCGTTTGGTCACACCGCGCAACACCATGGGAGTTTTATCTTCGGATGTTTTGTCCCAGACTGAAATTTGTCCACCGGATCCTAAAATAAAACTCTTTAGGAATGGATCATAATTTTGTCCTTTGGCTTCAAGTTTATCACTGGCTTCCTCAACAGTGTCGGCTTCAACGGCCACTGCAGCCTTGTTATTAAGCATGGCTAAATCCTTTATTATTTGCTCGTAGTCCGACTCTGAATAGTACTGTGCTGCAGGATCTACGCGATAAGAAATTATTTTTTCAAATAACTCTGTCATCTTCGGGGGGATATTTTCAAACTGATGTGGCACTGGGGGGACCTGAAGACTTTTCTGCCAACTCTGATGGGCCTCGGCGTAATGCCAGCCGTACTCGCAGTGACGATAGTTTTCAAACCAAGGACCACCTTCGGTGTAGTGAATGGCTTTGGGAGTTCCATCTTTGGGTTCTTTGTACCAGTTGACCAGCCAATTCCACTCAGGGCCAATGCCACCAATTTCAAGATTGCCGGTGACCCACTCAAATCTATGTAGATATTTTCCGGTTTGTGTGTTTACTACTTCGGGGGTGAGAGTCTTGCAACTGGGATGGCTGCAGTTAAACAACATCATACTGCTCCAGTTTTTACGTGGATATGGGTGTTGTTCTTTGCCATCCATTTTAACTGTATTGGTGGGCTGATATTTGTGTTTGACCACCTGAACTGCAAATTTTGATTCCATGTGTTGAAACAATTCTCGTATATCGCTAGTAAACACAAAATCACAATCAACAAACACTGCCCATCCAGAGTAACCCATGAGATGAGGAACTAAGAATCTTGTAAAGGTAAATTCTGTACTAGAAGTGGGATCAACATCTCGCCAATAGTGTTTTTGATCACGCAGCACAGATTGCTTTAAAAACTCAACTTGCACCGGCATTGTGCTGTGTTTCAAGATACTGTGACGGCAGACTTCTGCGGCTTCTGGCTCTCGTGGATCCCATCCTATGAATATTTTAAACATTGATTTTTCTCTCTACCCCATTGATTGTATAGGATATTTATCTGCGCATATTACATCAGATTTAGATTTTGAGTAAATCTTCAATGCTGTATAGACTTGGGAGATACTTTGATGGATTATCCAATACACTACGTTCTAAGTCACCGGCTCTGCGAGGGCCAAATTTAACTTTGAAATCAACTGCATTAACTTGCTTGAATAAGTCAACCATTTCAAGAACAGAATGTCCTTGTCCGTGTCCAAGATTTTCTATAGTATTAGCCGGACGTTCAATGGCTTCTATTAGAGCATGACAAATTTCATTGACATGCACATAGTCTCTGATCGCAGTGCCATCGGCAGTGTTGTAATCGTCGCCAAATATATTAAATTCACCAGTCTGTTGAGCATTGATCAAATTGAGCATCAGCCCATCAGGATTTGTAGGGGCAATGCCATCACTGCCAATGACATTGTAAAATCTAAAGATAGTGTAGGGTATTGATTCTTCTTGGCAGTGTTGTGCGACTATATCTTCGGCAGCCTTTTTACTGATACCATAAGGACTGGCCATGCCTGCTGCTGCACCGGTGCTGGCAAATATAAAGTTCTTATATTTTATTTTACTCAGTACGTTCTCAGTACCAGCAATGTTGGTGCGATAATAGCTGATTGGATCACGCACACTTTCACCAACATTGACTAGCGCAGCCAAATGTATCACTGTATCAAACTCCGCAAAGTCAAGTCTAGGAATAGTTCTAATATCACCATTTAAGTGATCGTATACTTCAACCTGTGGTCGATCATAATCTAATCCCCAGATCTGATACTTTTTGCGTCGTCGAAGTATGTTGGCTAGATGTCCACCAATATACCCGGCATTGCCAGTGACCAATACTTTCTTACTCATCTTTGGCGAATCCCACTGTTTCTCTTTCAATGTCGGTGTGATCAAATTCTGCCCAGTACAGTTCAAATGCCACAGTATCTTCTAAGGCTTCAAACTGATGGAATTCACCAGGTGCAACTTTGGTATACTCGCCAGCGTTTAACACAGTTTCATCAACCAGATCATAGTTGTTCTTCCAAACACGGATCAACAGTTGGCCTTGTTCAACATAGAATCCATTCCACTTGTATTTGTGTTTGTGTTTGCTGCAGACACCACCTTTAACAGCTTCAATGCGATGGAATTCCAAAACACCATTGGCTTCAAGGAGCTCTGTGACTCCCCAGACTTTTCCTGCTTTCATAATTGTCCTTTCAATTTTAAACGCTCAATATTTTGGTTAGAGAAAAACGTTTTATTTGTTGAATTGCTGTTTCAAAATCTCTCATACTGTCATGATTAAGTTGTTGCAGACGTTGCCAATTTGCGTGTAATCTTTTGTTGAGCAACTGAGACACAGTTTCAATTCCGCCTTGTTGAGAAATTTTAATTAACATTTGATCAAGTTGATCAAACACTAAATTAAATCTTAAATTTTGATCTTGTATTGAATCATAACTGTGATCAATCCAGTCATCAAATAAATCAAATCCTGCCGATCTTACTGCCTTCACTGTACCAGGAACTGCAAACCACAGTGGCATTTGTCTCCAGGCAAAACATTTAAATGTTTTTTCAGTGATGAAAATTGATTTCCAACATGAGTTCGTCATGGCATCAAGTTGATTGCTGGTTTCCACTATAACGTTGATCAAACAATCAAACACTGCAGAACAATCAAGAAGGTGTTGATCTTCGTGAGTAGCGGGCTTATCTAAAAAATAACGTGTATGTTTAATATCTGAATTATTGTCACTCCAGTATTTGCCAACGTTGCTGTCAATTGGCATACAAGCAAATGTCATAACATAGGTATCGTTGTTATATTTTGTTTTGATTTTGTCAGATATCCAGGCGCGACTTTCACTGGGGCGTCGCATTAGACAAACAAAGTCTTTTGTACGAGATTGTTTCCAATTTCTGTCAAGGCTTTTTACAAACTTTAAAAATCCGCAATGGTTGGTCATACGCCAGGGCAAACTAATGTGTTGACATTGACTGTCACCAATGACATTGTTAAGCCAAATTATATTTTGGCGATTAAACCAAGGCTCAGATTGTATACTAACAACTGCAGCTTCGTATTCTTCATTTCCGTGACCTTCAACTAGTGTGTTAAAAACCACAGTTTGGTTGGTCAACATCTTGGGTGTTACAATGCCTTTGTCAATGTATAACTGAATATTTTCACGCAGTCGTCCTTGTGCCAAGTCATTGCAATTAAAAGATGAAACTAATATCCATATTACATCATCGTTGACTTCTACAATGTTCATCATACAGATATATCTTCCATGCCAGCAGTACGTAGGCGAACTACATGCCCAGTCATCCACTGTTTGGAATCCAACCCCTTCATAATACCCAACCATTTGTTTCTAAGTAAAGCAACTTCGTTTATGATTGTTTCAAAATCAACCACCTCATCTTCACCGTCTACATACTTTTCAGCATCACGACTTGACAATGCACGAGCATAGCCTTCAAGATATTTTTGAAAATGCCGACGTCGAATCTTACGTAACTGAATGTTGAGATAGTTGAGCACTGCTTCAATCTCTTGTAGTTGATTAAAGCGGTGTTCAGTGATCCCTGGCAATGCAGTGATGTTTTTCTCTACAACACCTGCGATACGACAATCAATTTTGGCCAAGTCTAGTTCTGATTCATAGTGAGCTATGAAGTCTGGGATAACGCCAAGGTTGGCGACAACTTTACTGTACCACATTTAATTGATCAATAATTTTGACAAAGCGATCTGTATATGTCTGCGCTATATTTTTAAAAAGATAACTTATTATAACAGTATTAGACTTGGGCGTAAACCACTTGGTACCCAATAAGGCATACTGCATAGCTTCCTGTTGAACATTGGCAATGTTAATATCATATTCTAATTCCGCACGTACTGGACCGTTATTCCAGCCAATTAGACTTCCGATGCTTGCGCAATTAAATTTTTCAAGTGAATCACTATCATGCTCAATCATCCTATTGTTGCCCGGTCCGGTGATCCTTGTACTAGGATGTGTTTCCCCAAACAATGCTTTGATACTGTTGCCAGTGCCATGTAAATCAACAATCATACGATTACCAACGGTAGTCAACGCATATTCGCGATATTCCGGCGTTGGGGCAAGCATACATCGACGACTACTATCAAATCTAATTGCAGTATGATTAGTCATTGCTTCATATAATGGTTGCCAATTAACACCATCGCGATGTATAAATGCCAAATCTGTATCAGGTAATTCCAATGTTGCCAATGCTAAGATAGGCAAATTAATTTGACTCTGATCTATCCAGATCTGAGACCTAATTGGATCAGTGTACGGACATCCAATTCGAACATATCTCATCCAACAAGCAAGATCGTAATCAACTGGTGCGATTTGATGTTCAATGGGACTCCATTGACTATTCTTAAAGATTACAGCCGGAAGATTGGCTTGTTTGGCACTGTTGATATCAGTTTCTGGATTATCACCAGTGTGCATATCAATGGGTCCGTTTTCATCAATTACTTGCTGCCATATCCAGCCTTCACGTTTGCCGTTTGGTGTAGCATATACTTTTACACCATTGATCCCGCAATGAGATAGCAGTTGAGTAACAAATTCCACATCATGATATGTGTCGCTTATAACAACATCGTGTTGTTTTACATGACGCACTGATTCTAAAATTGGGAAGCTATGCTCAAGTTCAACCTGGCGCTCAATCTCAGGATTTACACCGGGAAGATGACTATAGATACTAGCGTAAGTGCCATCGCTGACTCTTTCAGCCAGACGTCTTTGCTGTACAAAATCTGGGATTCCCAGGCGTTGGCCTGCTTCCTTCCAAATATTTTCAGTCTCGTAAAAACGCCTGGCTATCAAGGTGTCAAAGCAATCCCAAGAATTCATACTTACTCGTCGTACTCATCGTAATCAACTTCTTCATCTTCTTCTGGTTCTTCTTCTTCAAGATAGGGCTGTAATGCCCGCTTGATATCTGCATCTCCGCGGAAGGCTGTTTTGATTTCGTTGATGCCAATATCGTTGTCAACCAACACACTGATATAAACTTCTGCTGCTTCGCTGCGATCAATTTCATTGACGTAGCGTTTGATTTCGCTCCAAAGTGCATTCGCTATTTCTACTGACATATTTTTTACTCCTCTGAATTATTGTCAGTGGTACTTACCTCTTCTTTGTGATTTTGAAAGTCTAACATGACTTTATCTAAACACCCGGCTTCGTTACTTTCCCAGGCTTTGCGGAACTGTTTGATTATTTCGCCATCGCCAGTGGTGAAAGCAAGTCTATTACCATCTTTCTTTAACATGCCTCTTTTCTCTGCTAAATCAACCAGTCCCGAGTAAGGATTCATACCAGTTTCATAGGGAATCTTGATTTGCACACCTTCAAATGGTTTGGAATAGCGTGTTTTCATAACTTTACATGCAGCACGAATACCCATGACATCTGAAATCTTGTTGCCATCTTCATCTTCTTTGAGTTTGAGTTTTTTCATAGCAACTACAATGCTTGATGCATAGATAAATCCTTGCCCACCTGAAATCTTGTCGTCAGGATCAAACATGTCCTGTGATGCATAGGTATGATTGGTACATACCAGTCCCACGTTATAACTGCCAAACATGTTTACACAGTTACGCACAAGTGATGTCAGTGCCTTGGGTTTACGGCCTAGATCACCCTTCATTTCACCTGCATCAAACTGATTGACGTCTGTTGGTGTCAACAACATACCCAAGGAGTCAATTACAAACATTACCTTGAGACGTTCACCATCTGGTAACGCCTTATAGTCACTCATAAAGGTTGAGATAGTTTTGGCCACATCGTCAATCATGGCCATACTCAATTTAAGCAATTTACTTTCGCTGGTGTCAACTCCAAGTGCTTTGAGCCAATTTTCATCCAAGGCGTTTTCACTGTCAATCAGTACAACAAAGATACCTTGTTCTTGTGCATTTTTAATGATGTTGCCGCTGCAGATATATGATTTGCCTGCGCCTGATTCTCCGGCAAACACAGTGACTTTACCTAGCGGTATGCCTCTATGGAAGTCACCAGAGATAAGATAGTTCAAAGCATAGTTACCAGTACTGATCCAATCAGTAGGATCATTGAAGCCAATTGATAAACCATCGATTGACTTGGTTATTTCTTTGCGAAATTTTGATATGTCAAATGGGCGTGTTGTCATTGTTTTTTCCTTGTAATACGTTAAGCAATGTTACATTGTTGGACTCTAGAAAGCAATCGTTATCTTGCCAATGTAGTTGTTTTGGGTTGCAGCCAACAGTCTCACAAACTTTGGCAATCACCAGGGCTCTTTCCCACTCCGCTAGATCAACTGAAGATGGGATCAAGTTGACAACATCGTTGTGTATTTTTTTTATACCTTCTAGCCAATCCAAGTGATCTCTGTTTGTTTGTAATACAACCGAATGAAAGTCATGACTACGATGTTGATCCCACTTCCACCCCAGCTGGTTGGCAATATTTTCTAACACTTGAGTTTTTTTTGCAAAATAATCACTTAAATTATACACTGGTGCATCAAACTTGGGAAAATAAGGGCGAACCAGTATATCATAATATGTTTGCGTCAAGAACTCTACTAGATTGGATTTGGTTACCAATTTCCTATTGGGCAATTGATAAGAGGCACGTATTTCATGTTGTATAAATTCAGGTAGTTTGTCAATCTCATCAAATGAGTTGCACTCTGGCCAACTTGGGTCACGCACAGCAGTATAGTATTCTATCCAACTATTTGTGATGTCAACAGGTGAAAATTCTATTTCAAAAAAGGTATCTAAATTCAACAGTGTTGGGACACTGTTATGCCACTTGAAATAAGACATTCTATGTTGTAACACATAAAACCACTCGTCAGATCTGAGCTGCAATATGCATTGTGTTTCTGAGTCTATGTAGTTGTCTAGGTGTTCTGCTGTTAATTCTGTGCAATTAAGATTATAAATTTTATGGGCGTCCCCAGTTAATTTATTAAAAAAATTGTCAAGATCAAGGTTGCTGTTGTTGGTGGCATAGAGGACATGGGCTAATACCGTATTGCCCATGCCTCCATGTCTGTAATCAATAACGTATTTTATCAATTACTTGGCTTGACGACTACGAATCATCGCAAGGATATCTTCGGCCTTGTTAGATGCTACAGGTGTAGTCACAGGGGTAGATGCTGCTGCCATTTCTGGTTCGTCATCGGCTTCTACTACACGAGCTGCTGCTGGTGATGGCTTTGATACAGGTGCCGGGGCAAATTCTTCAGCGTCTGCTGCTGCGCCTGCAGGTGCTGTTGAACCAGCAGGACGATAGTATTGTCCCCAACGTTCCATGTCAAATGGCTGACCATCAACTGATGCTTCAAACATTTCTTTGATGACTTTGAGTTCAACATCACCGGGTTTCTTGGGCAAGAATCCAGCAAGATCATACAGGCCATGTTTTTCAATTGCCTCAGCTTCGTTGGCTGTGAGTGCAGACTCTTTACGTGCCCACTTTGAAGTGTTGTAGTCAGCATAACCACCTTTGGTAGTTTTTGTCACACGGAAGTCAAGACCTGCTGCGTAGTCAGTTGGCATCTCAGTGAGATCTGGATCCATCAATGCTGACTTGATCAATGTAAAGATCTGAGGACCAATGATAAAACGACGGATTGGGTTCTCTGGGGTTTTGTCGTCGGTGAGAGGATTCTCACGTACAAAGCCTTGGAAAATATAACTACGTTTCTTCCAGTACTTACGACCCATTTCTTCCAGTGCCTTGTCT